TAAGATTATGTTCTGTGGTGATGCCACTCAATCTGACCTCATTAAAACAAATGAGAGAAATGGTATTATTGATTTCATGACTATTCTGAGATCTATGCCATCAATCGATATCATTGAGTTTGGTGTTGAAGATATTGTTCGTTCAGGACTTTGTAAAGAATACTTGCTTGCTAAAATTGATCTTGGTTTATGACTTTTACTCATCATAATTATCTCGGTGAAATTGAACTGAACAAAAAAGAAGTGAATGGCATCCGTCTCTATAACCTTCCCAATGGAGACTGGGTGCCTTCTATTACTTCTGTCACTTCTTTCTATAACCGACAAATCTTTGCCAACTGGCGTAAAAAAGTTGGTATTGAAGAAGCAAATCGGATTACAAAGAAAGCCACAACCCGTGGTACTGACTTCCACGAAGTTGCTCAGGACTATCTTCTGAACAAAGAACTTAACTGGGACAACTATCTCCCGGCATCTAAGTTTATGTTTCATCATTTGAAACCTGAACTAGATAAGATAAATAATATACATGCTATCGAAAGAACTCTCTATTCGGAATACTTTGGACTTGCTGGCCGAGTTGATTGTATTGCAGAGTATGATGGAGAGTTGGCAGTAATCGACTTTAAAACATCCGAAAAGATTAAACCTGAAAAATGGATTGAGAACTATTTCGTTCAAGAGATGTTTTATGCCTCTGCATACTATGAAATGACAGGGATCCCAATCAAAAAACTCATCACACTAATGGTAACTCCTGGTGGTGAGGTTCAAGTATTTGACAAACGAAACAAAGGGGATTATATTAAGTTATTAGTTAGATATATTAAAGAGTTTGTACATCACAATATTGGGTCAACAAATGGAGAATGAACTAGAGAAGGTATTAGAAAAGAAATTTTATTGCCCATCTAGATTTACTCAGGAAATCGAAAATGTCGTGTCGAATAACAATGACATGTCTTACATTGATGCCGTAGTATATTTTTGCGATGAGAATGGTATTGATATTGAATCAGTTTCTAAGTTAATCTCAAAACCACTGAAAGAAAAAATTAAGTATGAAGCAATGGAACTTAATTTTCTGAAGAGGAGTTCTAGGGCTAAACTACCGATTTGAGTCAATTATTATTATTTGATGATGCCTTTTGATGCCTACAAACAATATCTTTCGTTGAAGAATCACTTCACGAAAGAGAAGTATGACTATCACAAGTATTGTGGTAAGAGTCGTGCGACTGTACAATCTTTCTACAAAAGAAAAGATCGCTTCTGGTTTGAGAAACTTGCAAGAAATAAGTCAGACCAAGAAGTAATTGAATTCTTTGTATCTAACTTTATCACTTGCACTGATCCAGGTAAACTTTGGATTGGTGAAATGATTCGCGAAGGCGAAGACAGATATACTGCATGGAAGAAAAGAACACAATCTCTTTCTTATATTTTCAAGGAAGAGATTGAAACTGTCTTTGTCAATAATAAATTTGATTCCATGTTTGCAAAGGATGGGACAAGCCATCCACAAATCCTCAAAGCATATCTGAGAGGTGAAGTATCTATCGAGACCATGGTTATTCTTGATAAGATACTTGGATACAGACAGAACTTTGACAAACAGTTGTCTGATCCAGTGTGGGAAACCGTAAGTTTAAGAATAAAGAAGTATTCTTCCTTCCTACATATAGATGTATTTCGATACAAAAAAATTCTAAAGGAGATTGTTTTAGGGGGAGTTAAATGAGTTTTTTTGATTCTGAATTTGTCCGTGCTGAGATGGTAGAAATCTCAGAACTCCAAGAGGAGATTTATAAGAATGTCTTTAAGTTTCCATCGATGGACAAATCTGAAAAGGTTGAACATGTTGAGATGTTGGAAAGACTTCTGAATAAACAGAAAACTCTTTACATGCGTCTTAGCTTGTCCGACGACCCCGATGCAGTCGAAATGAAGAAACGGATTTGTGATTCTGCCGTTCTCATGGGTATGCCTGAGAATGTTGACATGAATGTTATCTTTAACAACATGTCCTCACTCCTGGAAACCATGAAGCAACAGATTGACAAGACTGGTTCCGACCTGTAGAATAACGAAGTACACAAAAGCCAAATACGTACAAATCCGAGGTAATCCGAATGTCTTTTGCTGATCTTAAGAAGCAGTCTTCTCTTGGTTCTCTGACCGCTAAACTGGTCAAAGAAGTTGAGAAGGTAAACAACTCTGGTGGCGGTGGTGATGACCGTCTCTGGAAACCTGAAATGGATAAAACTGGTAACGGTTATGCCGTTATCCGTTTCCTCCCCGCACCTAATGGAGAAGATCTCCCTTGGGTCAAGATGTACTCCCATGCCTTCCAAGGCCCTGGTGGTTGGTACATCGAAAACTCCTTGACCACGACTGGTGGTAAGGATCCTGTCTCCGAGTACAATCGTGAACTCTGGAACAGCGGTAACGAAGCAGATAAAGATACTGTTCGTAAGCAAAAGCGTAAACTGTCCTTCTACAGCAACATCTATGTTGTTCAGGACAAAGCAAATCCTGAGAACGAAGGTAAAGTATTTCTCTATAAGTATGGCAAAAAGATCTTTGACAAGATCATGGAAGCTATGCAACCTGAGTATGAGGATGAAACCCCCATCAATCCCTTTGACTTCTGGCAGGGTGCTAACTTCAAACTGAAACTGAAGAAGGTTGCTGGTTACTGGAACTATGACTCTTCAGAGTTCGCAGCACCTTCTCCTCTGCTGGATGATGATGATGCTCTGGAAGCACTGTGGAAGAAGCAGTATTCTCTCGCAGCAATCACTGCTCCTGATCAGTTCAAGTCCTATGAGGATCTTGAGAAGCGTCTGAAGTATGTTCTGGGTCAGAAGCCCGCATCACGTCCTCGTCTTGATGAGGAAGTTAATGATGAGGATAATGATCGCGGTTCTTACACTCCCGACTTCTCTTCCCGCTCACAGAAGTCCGAACTTCCTCAAGATCTGAGTGAGCAACTCAACAATCTGAGTTCTTCTAAATCTGATGAGGATGAAGATGATGCTCTGTCCTACTTCCAGCGTCTTGCTGAGGAATGAAGTACAATCAAATCTGCCTCACCTTATTGGTGGTGGCAGCCTACTTCAATCTATTGTTTAAGTAGTTAATCTAATATTGCTAGATGATTTCAAGGTTCCGCTGATATAGTCAGAGGAACCTTTTTTATATTCCATTGTACTTTCAAGATCATCAAGAACGACAGTAAGATATCTTGGTTTAAGAATAAAAATATTTCTCTTCGCTTCTTCAATTCTTTCTTCATATTCATAGTTTGTCACTGGAGTTGTGAAATCTCCAGTTGAAACAAATGATGCCTGACCGAATTCATAATAGGTATATGAGGATCCTTCATCCACCTGAAGTCCTGCAGGAACAAGAGTAATACCAGCAGCATTTTTTACTTCGATAGTTTCATAATGATGAACTGCGTTTAGATTTTCATAAGATCCATACTTATCTAAAACAAAAGCATCAAACGAAAGTTGTGGTAGAGGCCATTCTGTTTGAATATTAATAATATTATTAGCAGTCAGGACTAACCAATCAAGTTCGGGATCTCCATAGATTTCATTTGCTACATTATCTGGACGATTATCCCCTTTGATCTGATATTTTTCAAAAACTGTTGCATCCTGAAAGACATCTTCTCTCAGTTTAATTCTTCTGAAAAGATTTTTGACTCTTGTGTAATCTCCAATTCTTGCGTTGGCATTTCGGTCAACGTAATTGAAATCTGGTATCTGTCTGAAGTAACCCATTTTTAGTAACCTATGTTGTCATAACCATCACCATAATCAGAATCAAATACAGGTTCAAGTTCCTGGAATGACATAGTAACTTGATATGATATCATAGAACCATCATGATATGTAGCATAGTTCCCATCTGGCGTATAATTTACCGCTAATGATGTTAATGCACACTGCTTAAACTTATTTAAGTATGGATGGTCTTGGTTTTTAAAATGATAACTTAAGAAAAATGTATGCGGCGACTTAACGAAAAGAAATCCATTTGCTTTTTTTGCACTCATACCTTGCTTCAAAGTTCTAATTATTTTTTTCACAATCTTTGCTTCAGTATTACTTCTAGGAGAAAATTTGTAAGTAAAACTATGCTGCCTGAGTGTAGGGCCATTAAATAATAGTTCTGTATTTTGGTTTAGAACTGCTCCAAAATTTCTTTGAAGAGTATTTACTCCTGTCAATGATTCCGTAATTTTATTAGCAACTGCATTTTTCACACCTCCAATATTTGCCTCAATATCATTTGCCGTGTTATTTGCCGCATTTGTAGCACCTTCAACTCCTTGCGAAATAGCACCAAAAGTAAAACCAGCAAGAGCACCGGCAGCAAGATCCATATCACCTTTAGACCAATCAACTGTATTGCTATCATTTATTCCACCAGTAATTGGAAGGAATATTGTGGAAAGCACTTTTTGGTTCTCGGTTGGTGCATTGGCCCTTGATGGGGTAATACCACCTTGTATTTTTCTTGGAACAAATTCAACCATTCTAATTTTTAAATAATCTTGTTGAGTTTCTGCCAAATCTTCTGGATATCTAAGAGGTTTAGATGCGGTTCCTTCATAGTTGGTTCTTCCCTCAGGTTCAATCTTTAAGTCCTCAATATTTTGTGGGGGTTTCTCTTCATTATCATTATTATTATTATTATTATTATTATTATTTGCTGCTGCAGTTGGAGTGGTTGGTTGCTGATCTGCATTATTTCTGATAGATTCAACAACTTCTTTTCTTTGAGTTACAGGAACGCCAGAATTGCGTAATGACTCATTAACTTGAGCATCGAGATTTTTATGAACAGCACCTTGTGGGTCATTTATTTCATTTCGAAAACCTGCTCCTGCGACTCCATTCATGGTAGGATATTTTGGGTCAGAAAAACTATATGTTTGACCACCATCTTTTGATATGGCTGCAGGTTGCCAAGTTCCATTTTTTTCAATATAGATTACTCTCTCCGATCCATTTACTTTACCCTTATCATCTTGAGTTACATAAGTTACTGCTCTATGATATATTGGTGTTCCTTCGTTTCCTGTCCTAATAATTCTATTTCCACTTGGACTTACAGTTTCTTGAATATTTCTACCGATATAAGTTCTACTTTGCTCAGACACAATGCCATACACGCTATATTGAGCAGCACCACTTTTTACTTCTGCTTCTGTGCCTTGTTTGAACTCTGCCATTAGATATGGTATTTTTTAGTTATTTATGAGGTAATTTGCATAAGGCAGTGATCTCATTGATTTCAATTCCATAGTATCTATCGGATGAAACTTTCCAACAACTTCTCCCCATCCATAGTTTCTGTATTTGCCCCAGTGATAGTTGATACCTCTGAATCCCCAAGAGAAGAGTTCTGTAACTGCAACTAATGGATACTGGTCGTATTGTATATTTGGAGTTGTTGGACTATAAACGAAAGTATAATAATTACCCACCTCAGGAACTAATTCCTCAGAAAACAAGTCCATAATCATTTCCATGATATCATCAGGACTTTCATTTCCACGCAAGTTTTTCTTAATAGAAAGACCTTTATCTATATCACTGCTTTGTTGCCTTTGTTTAAGAGTTTTTCTTGGCATTACTTGATACCTAACTCGTCTTCTGTTATGATTTTAAACTCAATCATTCTATCGGCACAAAATTCTTGAGCAGCTTTCCACTTTGCTTGATTAACTGCATAGGTTTGCGTCTCATAAATGAATGATTTTGTCTGACGCTTTCCTGGTTTTGGTGGTCTTGTTTGTTTCTTTGGTTTAACTTCAATCACATAAGTTTTGATTCTTCCAGTATTTTCTTTCAGTTTGATAATAAAATCTGGAAAATACTTATGTATTCTGTTATCTAATGGAGAGACATATGGAATAAAAAACTCTTCACTTCCCCACTGTAATATATTTTCATTCAAATCACACCAACGACAAAACTTACGTTCCCAACTGCTTCGACATATAATATTATTAGGATCACCTTTATATTTTTTGGGAAAGGAAGGTTTGTATCTACTCTTTATACTTTCCGCCATTTCCTTGCTACATAATATATAAGGTAAATCTATTTATAGATGGCAGTAAACGCACCCAGACCAAGACCAAGATCAGTATCAGATATCCGATCTAAACTATTAAGGCCAGCAACAACATCTCATTTTGATATTTTTATTGGCCAACCTTCGGGCCCAGGATCTAATTGGAACCAGTTTAAAACCGATAATGGACTTGCAGGATTCGATCAAGATCTCTTACATCTTTGTTGTTCTGAAACAGTTCTTCCAGGTTCATCCTTGGCAACAACAGAGATTAATAATGACTACACTGGAGTAACGGAAAGACACGCATATCGTAGATTGTTTGATGATCGTATTGATTTAACTTTCTATGTAATGTATGACACATCAAAACCAGTACCTAAGAGTAACTTTGGTACAAATCTATCAAATCTTGGAAACGCATTTGATAATAGTGGTGGTGTAAACGCATATCTCCCAATTAGATTTTTTGAGGGTTGGATAAAATACATTGCTGCTGAATCGCAAGCAGCACCAGAGAATGGTGCCGGCACACCAGATTCATATTATTCTTATAGAATGCGGTATCCAAAAGAATATTATGGTGGACTAAAAGTTATAAAATATGAAAGAGATTATTCTAATAACACCTTAGAATACAATTTTGTAAATGCATATCCAATATCAGTATCATCGATCCCAGTATCATATGATGCATCGAGTTTACTAAAAGTGACAATTTCATTCTCATACATTAGATATTATATTGGTACGGTTAGAGGATATAAAAATCCTTTCTCCGAACCTCTTAGTGCCGAACAGCAAGCATTGATTAATCAGTCATGGACAAACCCAACCAATTTTAATCTTGACATTGACTATAGCCAGTTTACCCCAATAAATGGAATCTACGATCCTAAATCTTCTGGAAATGCAATTGATTCATTCAGTCAGGGACTCGATCTATCGTCAGTCTTTAGATAATCATCTAAATAATCACACCTGAAATATAACTATAGGACATTATGCCTTTACCAAAGATTGCCACACCAACTTATGAACTTGAGTTGCCATCTACAGGAGAAAAAATTAAGTATAGACCCTTCCTTGTAAAAGAAGAGAAGGTTCTTGTGATTGCATTGGAGAGTGAAGATACAAAGCAAATCACTACTGCGATTAAAACTGTTATTAAGAACTGTATTTTGAGTAAAGGTATCAAAGTAGAATCACTTCCTACTTTTGATATTGAATATCTCTTCTTGAATATTCGCGGTAAATCTGTTGGGGAGGTAATCGAAGTTAATATCCTTTGTCCTGATGACGAAGAAACTCCAGTAAAGATTGAAATTAATCTGGATGATATTCAGGTTCAAAAAAATGATGAGCACACCAACAAGATTAAACTTGATGATGAAATTATGATGCAGATGAAGTATCCATCTCTGGATGAATTCATCAAAAATAACTTCGATCTTGATAGTGGTAGTGAAATGGATCAATCATTTGAATTGATTGCGTCTGGTATTGATACTATCTTTACTGCAGATGAAGTATGGGCAGCCGCGGATTGCACAAAGAAAGAGATTCGCGACTTTATTGATTCTATGAACTCAACTCAGTTCAAAGAGATTGAGAAGTTCTACTCTACGATGCCCAAACTTTCACATACTGTGAAGGTAGTCAATCCAAAAACTAAGGTTGAAAGTGAGGTTGTTCTTGAGGGACTGGCATCTTTTTTCGCGTAGGTCTAAGTCATATGGACTTAGAATCTTTCTTTAGATTAAACTTTGCCTTGATGCAGTATCATAAATACTCATTAACAGAGATAGAAAATATGATGCCTTGGGAGCGTGACATTTATGTTGCGTTACTTCAGCAACACCTTGAAGAAGAAAAACTAAAACACCAGCAAGCAAATGGCATCTGATCTTGACGATCTCCTAAAATCTATACGCGATGAGGCAAAGAAAGAATCTGCCATTGTGCCTGTTGCGGATAAAGGAAATCGTGGAGAAGAACTTGTCGATGAAGAAATAGATGAAAGAATTTTAAACCTACTTGGTCTTGATGAGGTCTTTGATATTGACTATGCCACATATAAAACTCTTCTTAGGGAGAGGATGGCTGCTGGTAGAATGTCAGATTCTTCCATACCAACAGAAGAAATTGAGATATTAACAGACGAATTCAAGAGGGTAAAAAGAAATACTGGTAGATTTAAAGTTAAGAAGAAGAAAATAAAAGCACAGGATATTCAAAAGACAAGTCCTTTAGGAAAACTAAAAGGAGTTACTCAGGCACCTCAAAAACTTTTACCTCCAGCAAAAGAGGAACCTGAGAAAAGTCCTATTGACGATATCATAGCATCTCTCAATAATATTATTGATTTGCTTAAGAGTCAAAACACTCTTATTAAGGATACTGCAGAAGCACAAAGAAAAAAATCCGAAAAGGATAGGAGAGCAAAGTTAGAAGCAGGTCTTGAAAAAGGATTTGAAAAAACTATGAAGGGTGCGATGAAGATGGTCGCCCCTGTCAAATCAATTCTTCAAAGAATTATTGAATTCATAATGGGAATCATCATTGGAAGATTCATTATTAAACTCATTGATTGGTTTTCTGATAAAGGCAACCAAGATAAACTTAAAGCAATCGGTCAATTTTTAAGCGATCATTGGCCCAAATTTGCAGCAGCATTTTTATTATTTGGAACTGGTCTTGGCGGAATGGTCCGCAGTTTGATGGGACTTTTGATCAGAGGTGGTGTTGCTCTTGTGAGAGCAGCAGCTGGTTTAGCAGCGAAAGCAGGTCTTGGAAAAGCAGGAGGAGTTGCAAGATTTCTTGGTGGTAGTAAAGGTAAACTTTTAACAGGTGCTCTTACTACTGCTGCTACGATTGGAACTGGAATGTTCCTATCCAATAAAATTGAAGATACCTTTAAACCATCAGGTGAAAGTACAGAACCAAATCAAAACTTTAATGGCGGTGGACTTGCTCTAAAACTTCCTGGATTTGCTGGTGGTGGAATGTTTGATAGTATTTTTGGTATGCTAGGTGGTCTTAGTAAAAATATAAAAGGTGGATTGGGAACTCTTGGTGGATTTGTAAGTGGTGAGAAGGGAGTTGATAAAGTTCCTGCCATGCTTTCTGATGGTGAGTTTGTCATGTCTCGCGGTGCTGTTAATAAATACGGAGTTGAAACTTTAGAGGCAATGAATGCTTCTGGTGGTGGAACCAACAGACCAACAGTTGTCAATCAGGGCATCAAGATGGCCCGTGGTGGTGGATTGATTGGATCCAGACCTTCTCCAATGAGTTTTTCTAAGAGACCGTTATCATTTAATTCAAGATCAAATGTAAATTTGAAGAAGAATATTGGCGGTCATCCTATGTCGGGAGGTAAATCTTCTCCTGCTGGTCCAAAACCAAACATGAATTTCAAGATGTCACAAACTCAGATAAAGAGAGAGGGTGTGAATCTTGATATGGCTCCAACTTTTGTAAATCAAATTAATCCAATATCTGTGAATGGTGGAAATAACTTTAATATATCAAATACAACAAATAAAGGAAATAGTTTATCCAATAATATTATGCCGATAGCGGCTAATAATATAATGTATAGTATGAAATCACAAGAATCTAATGCATTGAAATCTAATAATATTATTCCAAGTAAATCAGTTAATGTTCCTGGAGTCCCTTCTAGACCTCCTGTTATTGTTCAACCACCAGTAATGATGTCTACGGCGGGTAGTAATGGTTATGGATCAAATGGACCTGTACAAGTAGATCAACTTCCAACCTTTAATGCATCATTTAGTTCGAGAGATAAGTCAAGAAATTCTAAGATCCTGGGTATTTTCTAAGACATGAAATTACTACCATCAGCTCCAGCAGTTAAATCTCAAACTAAAAAAATATCTGCCGACTCAATTCGGACAAAGGAGACCGATGATAAAGGTTTTTATGTCTCAAAGAAAAAACTTATTTCAGTAAAATCTAGAGTAATAAAGATTGAGAAACTTCTTGGTGGTCAAAATAAACTCTATGAAAGACAGAAGAAAAAATCTTTAGTAGAAGAAGAAAAGAAAACTAGAGAAAAAGAAGAAAGTAAGTTAGAGAAACCAAAAAAGAAAGATGAAGATAAAGATTCAAAAAAACTTCTTAAGGGCCCAAAACTTGGATTCCTTGATAGGATAAAAAACTTTATCGGAAAACTTTTATTAGGATTTATTGCCGTTAAACTTGTTCCATATTTACCGGATCTCATAAGATTTCTCCCAAAAGTTATTTCTGTTGTTGATTGGGTAACTGATTTTGGTATTGGGATTGTTGATGGGTTTGGTACTTTTGTTAAAAGTGCATATGAATTAAGAGATAAAACTATTGGATTTATTGATGATCTTGGTGGTGAAAGTTTAGTCAATAATTTTAAAAAATTTGAAGGTGCTGTAGATACAGTTATCACTACACTTGTTTTTGCTGCGGCTGCTGGAGGCAAGGGTGGAATACTTGATGCTGGAATGGAAGTTCTGGGCGACAGACTAACTCAACGTGGTGCTCAGCAAGCAGCTCAACAAGTAACTTCAAATGTTGCTGGTCAAGCAGCGCGTACAGGTGGTATGGCTGCTGGAACAGCAGCTGCGATTGTTGGTGGTGTTGGTTTACTTTCCTCTGCTTTAGGTGAAGGTGCTTTCCAACTTAGAGGTTCCGGAAAAAAGACTGAAGAACTTGCCAAAAAGAACTATGACAAGCACAAAGATAAGTGGGCAATAGATCCTAGGAGAGCATTATCTTGGGGAATGTACCAAGCAGCAAGGTTTGGAAATACGATGCTTAGTACTGTCGGTTTTTTACTTGATGTTGTTGGAGCACCATTTAGATATGCGATTGAACTGATTCGTTATCCATTCCTAAACGAAGAAGATAAAAAGAAGCAGGCAAAAAATCTAGCAAAGTTTGATGCTAGGATTCGTGAAGATGTCAGAAAAGCTTTGAATATGGTCACCTTTGGGACTGCTTTCAAAGAGAAGGGTTCCTTTGGTAATATGTTTGGTAATGATGCTGCTCAGAAAGAAATGATGAGCAAGATGGCTGGTGGTGGTATTACTAGAGGTGGTAAAACAAAAACTGGTATTAGAAGAGGAATCAAACAAGAAAAAACTTATAAGAGGGAAATTGTAAAAGAACCTTCTCCAACTAAATTTGAAACTAAAAATAAATCTCTTAAAGAAGCATCTAAAAATTTAGACAAAACAAAATATTTTGGACCAATTTTAGCAGCATCTGCTAAAGTTTTGAATAAGGAAAAACCATCACAACAAGATTATAATAATGTTGGTCTTGGACTTAACTTATTAATTTCAAAAGGTATTGAGCAGCAACAACTTAAAGGTGGGGTAGTTGCTGCTTTTGCTGAGGGTGGAATGGTGAACGAGGACTTTCTTGAAGCAGCAGGAAGAGGAAGTGATATTAGTGATTGGGTATCAAAAACTTTTAAAAATGAATTTGAGCGTGATCTTCAAAAAACTTTGAATTTGATTGATAAGGGAAAAGAAGGTCCAGATAAAAGTGATCCCACATTAACTACTCCTGATGGAGGAGTACCATCTGGCCCATTAACTGAAGGTCAGTGGGGTCCACTTTTGGATTTGATTGCTGGGAAAGAATCTGGTGGAAATTATGAAGCCATGTATCCTGGCACCACATTAAAAGGTGCTACTAAAATGACCATCGCAGAAGTTGCTAGAATATCAACTGGTGCTGTTGGTAAGTATCAACAACTCCCACAATACCTTGTAGGTAGAGCAAGGGCAGCAGGACTTAATCCAGACAGAGATCTTTATAGTCCAAAAAATCAAGAAAAAATTATTATTGAAGTTAATATTAAGGGTAGGGGTGGACAAAAATGGCTTAACGGAGAAATAACCACAGAGCAGTTTATGCAGGGATTGTCACAAGAATTTTCGTCCCTCCCTAATGCTCAAGGTAGATTCCATTATCCTGGTCAAAGGAGTTCTATGACTCCTGAAAAGATCAAGGCAGCACTTGCTAAAGTTAAAGGTGGTGGATACAGTCAGGAAGAAATAGCAGCATCGAGACTTAGTACTGGACCTCTTGGAACGGGCAGAGCATCCTCAGTAGATCAATTTACTTCAATAGCACAAGGATATGGTCTCTCTTTAACTAGTTCTTATAGACCAGGAGATCGTGGATTCCATGGAAAAA